AAAACTGTAATCTTTTGAAAAATAATTCACTCCCCAGATAATTTGATTTTTACTAATCCTTTTTAATTCATCGAAGTATTCTTTTGACGGGGGCTTCGAATCATTAAACCCCCTGTAAATTTTGGGCATGATGCATTTGCCCCTCCTATTTTTACCAAACGGTTTGCCCCCCCCCACCGATGTTCCTATACCTATTCCATATTGCGGATCAACTATTGCCAGATCAAACTGTTTATCTTTACAGGTTGACATATAGTCCAGGCAGTCAATATTCAATAATTCAATCATTAGTTTTGTATTTCTTTCAATCTCTCTTCCCTGGCAAGCATAAGTCTGCGATAACGTGCAATGATTTTCTTCGCTGCCTTGCTTTCAGGATTCCCGGCAATGATTTCTAAATGCAAGCGCATGAAAAGATTATCCCTGCGAAGTTTGTCATTCTGCGCTTTTAATTCTTTTATCCTTTCTACTTGTGTCATCTTATCAGTTTCCCCTTACTCAAATCAATATATTTCATTACCTTCAGCTTGCGCCGGAATAAACACCTGAGTAGTCTGCGGAGTATCTTCATTTTATTCAGATTTAATTTCACCATCACGCATTGCTTTCGCACCTTTAATAAACCATTTCATGCAAGTTTCATCTGAATGCATCCAATATTTATGTGCATAATTTTCTATCTCTTCATCACTTTTATTAAATTGATCATGATAAGCCCTTACAGCTCTTAAAACATTATTTAATTGATCAACTTGTATACCTTTTCCGTCATCTGTAAAGGCTATATAATAATCAACTATTTCTTCTTCTGTTTTCATCTCTTCAATTCTTTAACTTTTTGTTTGTAGTTTCAAATAATCATCAATGATTTGTTTTGCCTGTTCAAAACCTATTGCAAATTCTGCCATGTAACCACGTGGACGAAGATTTAAGAGACATTCAATCTGTTCGCCAATATGAGGAGTTGCTGGTGCGCCTGACTTCTTATATAAGTTGGTACCTTCCTTTTTGAGTTCAATGAACAGTCCGTGATATCATCCACGTGGTTCGTAGATTGCCAGATCCGGGAAACCCCGATTACTTCGTAATGCTTTCATTGCTACTGCTTGTCCCATTGTTAATTTAGTAGCACCGGATAAATCACTATTAAATAACACTCCTTTATATTGATAACGGATGTAATCACAAACTTGCCTATGTAAAGATTTTTCACTCATATAATTCTTTATCAAAATATCCTTGTCTCCTCAATCTTTCTCCTTCTTCCCGTAACTTCCCTTCTTCCTCGATAGTCATTTCCTGTTCCAGTTCCTCCCAATCGAATGTTCTCTGGCAGGACGGACAGCCAATATCGTCTATTGAATCCAAGATGTCATCATCCCATAATAAACCGCAATGTGGACAGAAGTAAGCCATTACATAAATGAAATTAATTGTTTTTCTACATCTTCTTTAGTTATTCCTACATCCTCAATGATCTTATCAAGGATACGGCTATAAACCTCTTCAAACTGATCCTGTGACATTGAGGAGAAACTAATGCTTTTTGGTGTATAAAATACTCCTCTCGGTGTCTGGTATGCTATGAAATATCCTGCTTTGATAAGCATATATTCCCTATAAGCATCGAATGGCATATCGAGTTTTGTATTCTCATGTCCGACATTCAGAAGAGCAAAGAACTTGCGATGAAATCCTACATTACGTGGATTGCGAATATCACATTCATAATCCTCTCCAAGATGAAGTTTGCGCTTCTCGTCAAAATCGGAGGGATAAAGAGGCACAAGACCAGAAATAGTATTTCTCAGGAATAGTTTCATCAATAAGGCAGATCATCATTCATTTGACTTTCATCTTGTTGTTCACGGACATATTCAGGAAGATCATCTTTATCTTCTTTTGGCTTTTCTTTACTGCCGGCAAAATGAAGTCTGTCAGCAATGATCTCGGTGATATAAACTGTCTGTCCTTCTTTATTTTCGTAACTACGATAGTTTATTTCGCCTTCAATAATCACAGCAGATCCTTTTTTTATGAATTTCTCAGACAGTTCGGCAAGTTTATTCCAGAGAATAATATTATGCCATTGTGTTTCAGTGATTTTCTCTCCGTCTTTTGTATAGGATTTATTCGTTGCAAGAGTGAACTTAGCAACTTTCTTTCCTGATTCCAAGTTTGTAATTTTAGGATCACAACCTGTATTACCAAATAAGATTACACGATTCATGTTTTATTTTTTAGTTTATATTTACCTCTTTTTTTACCTAATCGAGATTCTTTTATTTTATTTTTATGTATTTCAGATAGATGTTTGCCCCTATTAGGATTTGTATCATTTATTCTTTTTCTTTTCTCTTCAGAACGTTTTCCGGAAGCATTTTTATTACCTATTAATGATTCACTTTTTTTCCTTTTACTTTCTTCTGACCATTTTTTATGAGGATGTCTCATGTTTTTTTTATGTTCTTCTGAAAATATTTTCCCTTTATTTGGAGATGACTTTCCTTTATGAGCTAATCCAATTTTCCTTTTATGTTCTTCGGTCAATATCATTCCCGACATAACACTTCCTGCAATTTTACATATATTAAAATATGGATTATAACTATCTAAAAAATATTGCTCAATCTTTATTAAATCCTCTTTTTCACATTCTAATAAAATTGAAAACTGCAAATCTGATTCTCCATACTTATTAAAATGATTCTGAAGTTTTTTATTTGGTTGTTTATTTTTTCTTAAAAGTATCAAATGTTCTCGTTTGCGCCTTTTTGCATCTGATGAACTCCCTATATAAATTCTATTAGGATATAATATTGACTGAATTTGATATATACCTGTTATGATTTTCATAATATAAATACACAATTAAAAATCGGAAACTTGATATTTATAATAGGTTAATAATTTGTTTTGGACTTGTATGATCAAAGTATCGAGTCTTTTTTCAAATTCCTTAAATAGTTCTGTATCGGGAAGGACGTGAACAATAAATGGTTTCATATTTTCGACATAACTCATGAAATCGCAATAATCGAATCCGGAAACAAAGAGTTGTCCCTGTACCTGGTAACGATATTCTGCCGGCAGTTTATTTGCTTCAATATATTCCATATGGGTTCGGGCAAGAGGACATTTAATCTCTATCATGCCATTATCAGGCAAAATACCATCCGGTGAAATCCCTATCCATTCATGGTATTTATCATTCTCATCGCGCATAATAAATCCAACTGTAGCAACTTCAACACCAAATATTGATTCGTATTCCTTGCGTGCTTCCGGCTCTGTCTCAAGTCCTTGTTCCATAAGGTCATTGGAATAAGTCTCAGCCATCCTTTCTGTGATAATCTCGCAGGCTATATTTGTTACTAAGTCTTTATATCCCTGAGTAGATTCACCCATCATAAGAGATTTAAAACGAGTGCCTGTTACCTTACCGCATCGAGCCTCAAACCAACATTCACTCTGTTGCTCACAATTAAGTATTATCATTGTTCAATCGATTTATCAAGATTGACCATGTGTTCAAACAGAACTGAGGCATATTCTCTTAATTCATCAAAAGGAAGTCGGCCTGCAACAACAAGATCTTTTGCATAGGAAACAGCAAAACCAGAATATCGTGTCTGTTCTTTTTTCAGAGCCTTACCGAAATTGGATTGCTTATCCTGACGAATAGGTTTGATAACGAGATATGGTTTTTCTTCGCCGGTATTTTTATTCTTGTAAGTTTTTGTTTCCTCCGTAAATTCAGCCTCCTGTCCAGCAATGAATTTTTTCTGATCTTTAGATTTGGAATTATAAATAGCTACTTGATTGTCATATTTCACATGGAAGGAATAAAGTTTCCCATATTGACTATCATATTCCTTGCTGAATTTAACTTCTGTGATTAGTGCTTTCATTCTTCAATTTTGATTATTTCGATCATTTTTTGATTTATCTCAGTTTGCCTAATAATAAGTTTTGAAAGCCATTTAATATCATCCTCGTTCTTAGAAATGCGTTCTTCTAATTTTTCGATCTTATTTTTTAATACACCAACAACTTCTGTTTCCATGATTCAAGTTATTTATAGTTCATTGTTTTTCCTTCCGTTAAATACCCGCGTGAAGAGTGTCAGAAAATACCATGCAACAAGTTCTGTCTGCTTGGATATGTCCAGAGTCCTGTAAATATTCTTTACATGGGAATCCACAGTATCCTGCGACAGATGAAGTATATCCGCAATCTCTTTCTGTGAATGCCCGAAGACAATGAGCTGTACGATCCATGCCTGACGATAAGTTAACTTTTCGCATCCCAGTAGTTCTTTATGAGCTTTCTCCCGGATTATCTGATCCAGGTGTCTTAAAATCACATCCATATTGTTTCTGTTTTGGGGGTCCTGTCCAAAATTCATAACCATATTTGGAAAATACAGCCCTGAGTTTTGGTAATTCATCTTCCCGGAGAGGAACATCGCCATTGCGTTTGGTGTAAAATGTAGTCCTGCTCCATCCGGTTTCCTTATATATATCCCTTTTAACACGAAGAACAATATTGAATGGTAAACTGTAAAAAGCTCCCTCAAATCCGTCCCTTGTCACTGCTGGCGATAATTTTGTTTTGATGATTGTGTTTGTTAATTGATTCACGATTTTTCGGTATTTATTTATATTATTTTTTTGAATATATTTACATTAATGGTACAAATATAAAATACATATCGGAAATAATCAAATAATATCAAATGTTTTTTACGATTATTGTGTAATTTATTTTTAGACTAAATCTAAATAAGATGGGCGAAAGACTCAAAATCATTATAGATAAACTATTTATGACAATTAATAGTTTTGCACCGACTATCGGATTTTCTTCGGATACTATCTACAATATAATTAAGGGAAAGACTAAAATATCGAGGAAATTAATGAAAAATATTTTTACTAAATATCCGGAAGTGAATCCTGATTTTCTATTATTAGGGCAAGGCGAACCTCTTATTCAACAAAAATTTGTGTTAATTTCTGCCGAAAAAGAAAAAATAAACAATTCTGAAATCTATATAAGGCATATAAAATTATTGGAAGAAAAAATCCAGTTATTGCAGAATGAAATTGAATTATTAAAAATAGAAAGGAATAAATTATCGGAGGGAGAAGACAAACCACGTTTATCAGGATAATATGGAAAAGAAAAAATATTTAAAAAATAAACTATGCAAACAGAAGCGGAACAGGCATTTAATATTATGGGCGGATTTTTAGGATTTATCATTGGATTAATAGTCCTGATTGTTTTCTTTGCAATAGCTTACAGGCTCGGAAGGATAGTACAGAATACCGACATACTGAGGATGTTGGAATTAAGGAAACCGGAGAATCGCCAGCAAGTGAAATGTAAAAACTGCAATG